TAATACGCATTAGTTCGCCTTCAGGAAAAGCTTTAATAGCTAGTAAGTCATCCCGTAGTGAACGGTTAGAAGTCGTAATCATGCCTGTTGCCCAGCGTGTAATGTTCACACGTTCAGCATTTTCTTGGGACTTCATACGGTTCTTAGCACGGCCTTGTGTAATGTCATAGGCAAGGTTTGATTTCTGTTCAGGGGGCATATTAGTCATCTCATCTAAGAGAATTGGAATATGTTGGAAAGTACCGATCCGTTGCATCTTCTGATTGTATGTATCTTTGACCTGCATTAGCGTGTCTTTAGGGTGTCCAAAAATACTAGATACAGCATGGAGGATTGTTGTCTTACCTGAACCTGAACCTTGTGACTTCAAGCTAAGCATATAGCCTTCAAGATTAGTAAAGCGTAGTAGTACGTTACCAAACCCCATAAATAATGCAAAAGCTTTGGCTTCCATGTCAGGTCTACCATACGCATTAACTACATCTTTCCAAATATGAAAGTCACCCTTCTCTTTAAACCAAGGAACGAGGGGTAGTGTTGCGGCAGTGGGGGGGCTATATTTAATCTCCTCAGCAGTGATCTCCCTATCTCCTAGAATAAATGCACTGTCATCAGGCAACCAACCAAACTGTCTACGTGCTACCTCTGCTTTTGATGAGGCTTGTAGTTCTTCTACCCAACGTGTTATATAAGCCATAAGTAATTCCTGTTTTTTACCCAGCACGGCTAAACCATGCGAGGCGATTGTGTCTCTGAATCTATCTTTTGCAAGCACTGCGGATAATGGGATGATGAATTCCTGCACACCATCTTGGGGTAAGTGCAAACGCATTAGTAATACTTCACCTTGGTCAGGGTCTTTCATCCGCTTAACTACATAGAAGTCATATGGGTAAATCATCTCTACGGATTCTTCACCATCCTCGGTTTTAACCTTAGTGTATATACCACCAGCCGCACCTCTAACAAATGGAAATGGGTACTTAGGAATGGTGTACTGTACTGGGGCTTCACCTAATTCCTTGGCTGGCTCGATTACTTCGTTATCTTCTTCGGTAGCTTCGTTAAACTCTTTGCCTAACTGAATAGGGGAAGTAAATGTATGAGGACAACCTTGGCATAGTGAAGGGTTTAGCTTCTTAAAAGTAGCGCATGTATAAGGGCCTTTTGTTTCATTGGCCTTACGATCTGTCTCAGATGCAGAATATGAGGGGTGTTTATTGGAGATTGCATGAATGGCTTTATCCCTATCCACACACGCTTGGGCAATACTTAGTCCTCCCCTCCAAAGCGGCTCCTCTATTGTGCCTTGATTTTCATAGATATTCAAGATTTGTGGACAGCCCGTACCTTCAGCACTCTTAATAAGAATAGTTTTAAAGCGAGAAATATTGTTCCCCATTAATGCTAGGGTCATCGCATCCATCTGACGAGGTACAAACGGCTTACCAACCATACCAGCAAAGACGTCATCTTCTAGTTTAAAAAGATTTTTGAAAACATCGTTAGGTATAGGGCCCCCCTGAATGATAACTTCTACTTTAAGGGGATTAGTCGTGTCTTTATAATTAAAGGTTCCGGGGACTCGCAATATGCGTGCAGTGTCGGCAGTAACAGATGGGTCAGCTTCGAGCTTATGTTTTTCACATAAAAGTTTTAATCCTTCAGCTAAGGGCTTCCACTCTTCTCGAGCCATAGGCTCTTCTAGTACCCAGTATGCATGCACCCCACGACCTGAATTAACTACCATAGGTTTAGGCAACTTAGCTTCTTTAATAAAAGCTTTAAGTGCAGTCATACCTTCAACTTGATCAGCATAGGGTTTACCCACACCACAATCAATGTCAATAAAGAAAGACTTAAACTCTTTGGCGTTCTTAGAAGTTCTACCTTCTTTTGGGTCGGTAAATGAAGCTAAAGCAAAGTACGCATTGTATTGTTCGTCAACTAATTTCTGTGATAAAGCGTTTACTTCTTCAATAGACCCAACGAATTTTTGTCTTGGGCTTCCATCATCTTTTAGTCCTACCACACAATACGACCCATTTGGGGGAAGCACTGCCGATAGGAATTCATTTGTTATTAACATATCCGCCTTAGGCCGTCAGTAAAAAGGATGGGCAGGAGTGTGACGGCGGTAACACTCTTTTCGGTAGCTAACCTAGCCCCCCGGTACTACTATCTCAATTTCTCAACAAGTTTTTGTATCTTTTCCCGATGCTTCTCCGGGGCATTAGTTTTACCACGAAACCAAGAATATACAGTCATTCGAGATACAGAAAAGAATTCGGACACATCAGTTACAGGAATATCCCGTTTGATGCATGCTAACCCTAACTGTACCCCTATCTTGGTTTTGTCGGCTTCGCTAACGTCTTTTATAAAAACGCTTGAGTAGCCTTGTGCCATGACAACTCCTTACTATTCGTCATCCCAGTCAGATAGAATCTTGCCTAAATCTTTCTTAGGTGCTGGCTCTTCTTTCTTGGATGCACGTTTGGTTGGCTCCAGCTTTTCGGCTTCTTCTTCGACTTTAGTTACTTCTTCAGGGTCAGCAGGTTTAGGAGCTTCTAGTTTAGGAGCATCAGTTTTCTCAGCCGCTACGGTCATCGTAATTGCTTTGATAGCTTCAGGACTCTTACCCTGTTCAATAGCGGTACCGATCTCATTAGACTCTAAGAAGCGTACAGGTTTGAATGTAATTTTAGGTGTAGAAGAAGCGGTATCAAAACGCATCTCAGTAACTACTGCAGTAATAGGGCAACCCTTAGCACCAATCATCTTAGCGTACATCTGCAAAGGCCACTTACCTGATTCACCTTCACCAAAGATTGATGTAGATGGGAGAACTAACTGGAATACATCACCAGCAATATCGTTATCCAAAACTACTGCAATACGTTGACTGAATCGGCAAGCACGACCATCACCTTGACCTGAACCTTTTACGTTCTGTGGGCAAGTAGCGCAAGACTTAGCTTGTGGATGTTTAGCAGTAGCATCAGGATAGTCACCATTTGCAGACCAGCAATCGGGAGTAGAAGTTACACCCTTCTTGTAAACACCTTCATAGTATGTACGAGATACTTTAGATGAAGCCGCAACGATAACAACATTAAGGTTACGCTCTTCTTTTTGTGCAATTTCTTTACCATTTACTAGCAAGCGCCATACACCACCTTCAATAGAGATACGCTTAGAGCCTCCACCACCACTACCCATCAGGGCTTTAGTAGTATCGTCTAACTCCATCGACTTAAGGTGAGCCGGTAAACCAATATCTAACATAGCTAAATCATTACTCATTTTCTTCTCCTACGGTTTTAGTTGTTGTTTCAGGTGCTACGGGTTGAGTTACTACAAATGCTACTAACTTCTCTGCTTGTGGGATAACTGCATCCCAAGGGGTACTAGCTTTAATAATTTGTTCTACTGCCCATACTCTTAATTGGATTAATTGATCCATTATCTTCTCCATTATTTACGACGAATGACAGCCGTGTATCGACTATCGACTTGTAATCCCGGGGGTACTGCATCCGGATTTTCTTCAAGAAACAAAGCCATATTTGCTTGGGCTACTCTTTTTTCTAATAGCTCAATAGCATCATGTTCCTTAACGAAATCATAGAACGAACTCCAATCGCTCGTCCAAAATCTTTTCTTAACTGATCTTGTAACCGTACCAAATTCCGTACGTAAACCATCCGCACCTGTTTCTTTACATATGTTTAAAAGTTCAGCTTCTATTACGTTTTGTTGCTCTTCTAAGGCACTATCTTCTTTAGATAGCTCTGCTCGTTTATCACGTATTTTTATATATACTTTTACGAGTTTGTTTACTGTTGCATCACTCATACTCTTCTCCTTATTTATGTCTACATTTTAGTACCATACATTTACACTGTCAAGTAGTTTCCTCTAAAATATTTTTATATAGGTCAATCATTTTAGTATGTATGTCTACTTTTCCCTGCAACATCTTGTACATTCTTTTTTCGACAGGAGAGCCTTCTAGATGCACGACTGTGCAAGGATTATGTTGTCCTGCTCGATGTACCCTAGCGTTAGCTTGAAGATAAGTTTCGACTGAGGTTATAGGGGAAAACCATACTACAACATTTGCCGCAGTTAGTGTAACTCCGTGGGATGCCGCCTGTGGCTGGATGACTAGCACCTTAGGTTTATCAGAAGTTTGGAAACGATTAAAAATATCTGTTCGGTTGCTTACTGATACTGCACCGTTAATAATCTCTGCCTCGTACCCACATTTATTTAACTCTTCTGTAATGATATGGATAGCATGGGTATACGGCACAAATACCAACACCTTGTGGGATGCTTCATCAATAACTTCTTTCAGTGCATTGATACGGTTGCTTGCATCGAACTCTACTACCTCTCCACTATCCGAATAGACTGCACCACATGATAGTTGCAATAGTTTATTTAAGTTAGCCGCCGCATTGACGGTTGTGATTTCTTCTCCTGCCGCATGTGCCAACATGTTCTTACGTATGATCTCGTAGTATTTAGTTTGTTGTGCGGTTAAGGGTATATCCCTAGTGGTATACGTCATTTCAGGTAGGTCTAGGCAATCTTCTTTATTAAACCTTATTGCTGGTTGTAATACATTAAATACTGTTTGCTCTGATGATTTCTTTGGAACCCATTTAAACTGTGTAATCTTTTGCATTACAAGGTCTCGGAAAGAACCATAGAATCTAGGCACGCTTTGGGAATTAACTAGCTTAGCTAAACCATACGCATCGGTTGGGGATTGAGAGGCTGGTGTTCCTGTAAGCATCCATAGCCATGTAGTAGGTTTCACAATAGAGTTTAATAACTTCCATCGGGTAGTAGATACAGTTTTATATGCGTTTGCTTCGTCTACTACAATTAGGTCAAACCCTCCCTCAAGCACGGCATCTTTAATAATTCCAAGCCCATCAAAGTTACATATAACAAACTCAGAGTCTGCGTTCACTGCATCTATACGCTTCTCTCTTGAATAGCTGTGGGCTATCGTACAAGTCCTGTGCATAGCGAATCTAAATAGATCATTCTGCCAAGCGGATTGCATAATCGACAATGGGCATAGAACTAGAACACGTTTTATAATACCCAACTTAAGTAAGTAGTCAGCCGCCCAAATTACTGATCCTGTCTTTCCTGTACCCTGCTCGTTAAAACAAAATGCTCGGCGGTGCAGAGTTAGGAATTCAGCAGTAACACGCTGGTGGTCAAATGGTTTATATAGTCCAGGCCAATCATATTGGGTACGAATAGGTGATGGAACATCTTTGATTCTAAGATTCTTAAGCACTTGAGCTTCT